CTCAGGGCACGACTCTTTCCGCCTGGGTAACGTAAAGGTGTTTTCAGGGATTTCAAAGTCTGGGGCATGGTACTTTAGATATTCACGAAAGATCATTTTCATTTCACGCTCTGTCATTCCACAATGGACAGCAGCATGGGGTAGGTTCATTGTAGCATAGAAGAGACCTTCGTTTGCTTCCTTTACATTTTGAGGAGTTGTCTTAATCATTTGAACTCACAACTCATCATGATTTCAGTAAGACATGCCAACAGATTGATTTCTTGATCAGGAACAATTTGAATATCTCTAGAGTATTTGGCAATGATTAGCACTGCTTCAGGAATAGATCCTCCCTTAAGATTATCATACAAGACATCATAAAGTTTTCTCATTACAGTAACAGGATCATTGTTGATGTTGTCAACAACCCACTTACGTACAATAGTAAACTCTTTTGCCTTGAGAGAACGAATGAGAGCGTCTAAGTTAATGTCAGCAACATCAGCAAGAATAGCAGTATTAATACTGCCAGCGGCAGCAAAGCGTTGACACTCATTAATAAGACGACGCCAATCAGGATAGTAACGCTTAACAACCTTCGCCAATACTTTGTCCTGATATTCAACATTCTGTTCCTCAAGGATCTCTTTTATTCTAACAAAGAACTGACCCTGTAACTCCATTGCCTGTTCGGTATTGATCTTAAAGTCCACTACAGTACAGCGACTATGGAGAGGTTCAATGATCTTATTAGGGAAGTTACAGGTGAAGATGAAACGACAGTTGTTGTGGAACTCCTCCACAGCGGTCCTGAGAGACAGTTGAACATCGCTAGTGGTGTTGTCTGCCTCATCAATAATGACGACCTTGTGGGCACCCCCAGAGGTCAAGGAGACTGTAGTGGCAAACTGCCTCACACGGTTCCTCACAGTGTCCAGGAAGCGTCCCTCATCGGATCCATTAACCACGATGTAAGAAGCACCAATCTCCTCACACAGTGCCTTAGCAACAGTAGTCTTACCGATACCAGCAGTCCCGGCAAGTAGTAAATTAGGGATCTCTCCCTGATTTACAAACCCACGAAAGGACTTCTTAATATTCTCAGGAAGGATACAGTCATCAATCTTTTGAGGGCGATACTGTTCAACCCAAAGAAATTTTTTCATAATCAAGGTTCAAGAGCAATATAGTATACAAGGTCAAGCGTGATATGACGCCACTCGGTAATCAATTTACTAGAGATCTTCACATTATAGTCACCAGGAAATAATTTAAGGTTCTCAACTTTTAGAAACAGTTCGTAAGCACCTGTGGAAGTGCCTCGAATTTCTTGAGTGTAAGCATTAGCAGTATCGTTTTCTTTATCACAAAGATTAAGTGTGACTACACCATCTTCAGTAGAAACAAAAGATAGGTCAGGCAAGTTGTAGACACCAGATGCTTTCTGGAGTTGAACAAGATCTTCAGATGACAGGGAGAACTCCATGTCAGCACCAGGGAACTTGACATCACGATCAGGAGCAGACTTCAGGGTGATCTCAGGATCGGAGAAGTAATACTTAGCGGAGCGGCGACCACCACGGATGGTGACATACTCATCGTTTTCAAAGTTAAGACCAGGATCTTGGAACAAACTCAGACCCATGAGGAACTGACCAAGATCATAGATACCACAGGTCTTAGGGAACATCTCAGGTGAAGTGTACTGAGCAATCATGTTCTCACCGACACTGATTGTCTTCAACACATTACCCTCACGAATCATAATTGATCCATTGATTGTCGAGAAGTTCTTCAGGACAGATGTAGTTTGGGGCGTAAGTGAAAGTTGACTCATCGATTAGGGTACTCCTCAGTAGTTTGAGATTTGTCAGAAAAATGTAGCAGCAGCAGAGCGTAGTGAAGGATCTTAATGATATCACGACGGGCAGTGCCTTTACGGTCATAGCGTGAAGCATACTTAAGGATGTTGCTACGGCAGAATGCCTCAGCATCTCCACATGCTTCAATCAAGTCTAACGTTTGGATGCTGTCGTTACCAGCAGAATAGTGTTGTCCATAGGTTCCAGAAATGTAATCACTTAGCTCTTTGAGCAGAGCGTCTTCATTGTATTTTCTCATATATTATGGGGCGAAGATGTACTCCAGTTCATCATGATAGCATTCAATGACGTTCCCGTCAACATCTTGAAGATAAAGTTTGAGTCCTTCACCATCAAGAATTTTAACTGTCTGCCCGTCTTTAAGACGGGCGATGTTACCACGGTAACCGTGAAACTCATTGATCATTTGTATCCTCAACTTTGTCGTCAATTTTTTCGTAAAGGGACAGGAATGATTCCTTAGTCTCATCATCAAATCGGTTGACACAACACTCGATTGCTTTCATCCTCTTACCAAAGATTTTATAAGCAGTGATAATATGAACAAGGCGACGTGTACTAATGATCTCATCAATACCGCCATCGTTAAAAGTCTTACGAATGATGTCTGCCCAATCAACTAGACGAGAAACAAACTCATCGTCATCACACATCTTACTAAGGATCTTTGCCTCAATAGAAGGAGTGGGATACTCTTGCTCGAAGGTCAAAGCAAAACGTTCAAGAAATGCTTCATTCAATACATTAGTACCAATAAAACGACCATCATCAGATCCCTTACCCTTAGTATTAGCAGTAGCAACTACTGTAAAACCAGGAGCAGGATTAACATAGAGTCCAGTCTTTTTCAGGAACACTCCCTTGCCTTCAAGGATAGATTGGAGACACAGGATTTTATTAGATGCCAGGTCAACTTCATCTAGAAGCAGCACAGCTCCCCGCTCCAGAGCTTCGATGACAGGACCATTATGCCAAACAGTTTCGCCATTAACAAGACGGAACCCACCAATAAGATCATCCTCGTCGGTTTCAATGGTAATGTTTACCCGAATTAACTCTTTATTTAGAGTAGCACATGCTTGCTCAACAGAGAAAGTTTTGCCGTTACCTGACATCCCCGTGATGAACACAGGATAGAACATCTCGGAACCAAGAATTTTCTTAAGATCAGTGAAGTTACCAAACGGAACAAAAGTTTCGTCCTTAGGTGGAACAAGATTAGTGGGAACAGTAACAATCTCTTCCAGTTGTTCTCGTACCTCGTCAACAGTCAGGTTCCACTTACCACGACCAGACTTATATGGTTCCATACGGTTAGCAATAGTAGCGTAAGAATATCCCATATACTCAGCACCTGCCTTTAGAGCAGCGGTGCCGACTTCAGTACCATAGTTGTGCTCAATGTAAGAGAACAGTTGGATCATATCGACTTGAGCAGGACGAGGCATTTGCTTTGTTTGTTGATGAACTTAGTATAAGGGTAAAAGGGGTCATGACGACCCCGCTGTGGACAGTTTAAGAAATGACTGTAGCGAAGGAAGAGAGGATCTTTTTGTTAGTGGTCTTTGCCTTGAGCATAGAACGGAAAGACTTACTGATTGCTGTCTTCTTAGCGCCTTGCTCAACATCAAACTCAACATCAGAAGACAAAGTAGTTTGACCCAAAACATACAGAGAATCATATCCAAGACCATTCAGTTCCCATGATTTAATTTTTCTCCATTTTTTCATGATGACATCGTGGTCATGCTTCCATCCATGGATAGACTTGTACAAAGAACTAAAGTCATTACCACTACCAATACGGAAACCAATGAAATTAACTTGAGGAAAATTATCTTTCAAGTTTTCCAAAAGAATAGAACTGATACTATTCTTAGATTCCCAATCAAAGTGGCGATACGTTCTACCCAATTTACGATCACGAAGGCAACAGTTTTGCTGAACACTACGGTTTCCCATGTGAGAATCTATATCAACATCGTAACTAATGTTGTTTGCCTCACCGTCCGTAAGAATACAAACGTTTACTTTTTGTACATCATTTTTCTGTTGAAAATCAGGAATGATAGTTTTGAGAGAAATCAAACTTTCATTGAGAGGTGTTCCTGATAGATCAAGACCCAACGGGTTGTGATAGTATGTAGCGTTATTAGTATAGTAATTAGCAAGGCGATACAGATGCTTAAGACTACTATCAAAACTACTACTGTTGCTACGAGAAGTTGCCAAGTTTAGTAAGTGAAATCTCTTGTGTACCGATAGACTATTGTGACGACGTTCGTAAGAGTAGTCTTGAAGTTTAACCTCGTCTTCCTCAGGAAGGAGAATATTTTCGTTCCACTCATAGGTAAAAGAATAAACCTCAAAAGGAATTTGAACTTTACGACAGAACCAACAGAGATTGATGAGTTGTTTTACAGTATCCATAAGAACTGTACCCATGGAACCAGACCAATCAAGAATAAAAATCATGCCATGATTCTTACCGTCAGGAAGAACAGTTACCTTTTTGAAGAGATCTTCATTGTACTTGTAAGTGTGTAGTTTAGCAGTATCAAGCATACCAGTCTTAGATTGACCACTACGAGCGTAAGCGTCAGCAGACTTACGGCATTCAAACTCTTTAACAAGATAGTTAACTTCCTTTTGTGATGTTTTTTTGTATTCGTTATAGTCTGTATCTACTTGGTCAAAAATGTCACCCCAATGTTCTCCCCGAGATTCATTGAGCTCATTCCAGTACTTAGAAATATAGTTTTGTAGTCTATCATAGTTTACAATAACTCTATCTAAATCAACTTCAGGAACTTCGACATACACAGGTTCTGTACCATAACTTCTTTGATTTGTCAACTCTTCTGCTGCTTCATCGAAAGCTTTCTGAGTTTGTGATTCGTAATTATCACCACCCTGTTTACCTTGTACAGGAGATTC